TCGGTGTAAATGTTACATTTTTTATTGATGTCAAAGTTAGGGTTGGTGATTTAATAGAGGTTGACAGTAAGTTTTATCCTTCTGCCAACGGAAGATACATTATATACAAGCTAAACTTTAACATATCGAATAGAGCAACACCTTTTTACTATACAGCAGAAACTAGAAGACCTGGAGTTATTGAAAATGGTTGATTTTTCAGAGCCGTCTAGAAACCCGGCGGATAGCGACGGTGAAATGCCCGGAGCAATGAGGCAGATTTTAAGCAAGTTCTTAAAGACGGATGTGGACGGAAGGCTTCCGGCTAGAGTTGTTTCTTATGACAGGGCTAGCAACAGAGCTTCTGTTCAGCCGTTAATCTCTGTTGTTACGACTTCCGGTGTTCCAGTAACAAGAAACCAGATATCAAGCATCCCGGTGATAAATGTTGGGGGTGGTGGGTTTATTCTTTCGTTTAACTTTAAGCCAGGAGACCTCGGGTGGGTTGTTGCTTGTGACAGAGATATTGCAGAGTTCCTTAAAAGTTACTCTCAGTCATCACCAGCAACCAAAAGAGTCCATGATTTTGATAACGGTGTTTTTGTTCCTGACGTCATGACAGGTTATAATATAGATTCTGAAGATGAGGATAATGCTGTTTTTCAGTCTACTGATGGCTCAGTGCGGGTGTCTCTTTTTTCTGATAAAATAAAGTTAACGGCTCCCTTGGTTATAATAGATTCAGACTCTGAAGTTACTGGAGATTCTCTTATTGAGGGAAATGTTCAAGTTGACGGAAACGTTAAAATTGACGGCGGAGCGACAATAGACGGCCCGTCAAGCCTTGGTGGGACTGGTGGTCCAGGGCTAGCAAGAGTTGGTGATACTGTAGAGGTAACAGTTTCAAGCGGGTCAAGCTCTGGTGTTTGGCCTGGCGTAATAACAAGCGGAAGCGCTATAAGCTCGGCGAATTGATATGGCATTATTTATTTTTGCAGAAAATGAAAAAAACGATTTATTTATTGGTCCTGATAACAAGATATCTACGCTTGAAGATGTTGACGCTGCTAGCCAAACAACAAAAAGCGCTGTTGAGGTTCAGCAGGGAGAGGCTCTTTATAATGTCGATACAGGGATACCGACTGATGAAGTCGTTTGGAGTGGAAGCCCAAATCTTCAGCAGTTTGATTTTTATGCAAGAAGGGCTATTTTGTCAAAAGATGACGTAACAGAAGTTACTAGTTTTGATGCGGAGATACAAGAAGGAAAGCTTGTTTACCAAGCGCAAATAGAAACAATTTACGGGTCAGGTGTTTTTAATGGCAGCATATGAGTATGTATTAGATAGCGGTGTTATTGTTTCCGATTCCTCTTTAACTAAAGCAGAAGTTCAAGAAGAGTACACGGAAATATTTGGAGACGACTTAGATTTAAGTGATGAGTCTCCTGAAGGGGTCCTGATTAATTTTGAGACAATAGCCAGAAATGGTGTTGCTGCAAACAATGCTCTTCTAGCAAATCAAATAAACCCAAATATTGCTGGCGGTAAGTTTCTTGATGCAATATGGTCTTTGTCATCAGCGTTAACTGGAGGAAGATTTGACGCAACTAAGTCTTTTTTCTCTCAGCAAGTTGATGTGACAGGAATCCCTGGGACAATAATCCCGTCCGGGTCAGTTGCAGAAACGTCAACAGGGGACCAATTTGAGACTCTATCAAATGTAACTATAGGTGCGGCAGGGGACGCAGTTGTTTCTTTTCAGTCTGTTGAGACTGGCCCTATAGCTGCTGCGGCTGGTGCACTTAACACCATATCTCAGGGGCAGGTTTTGGGTTGGGAAACAGTAAGCAATCCTGTTCCAGCAACGCTTGGGTCTGACGAAGAGTCTGATGGTAGTAGCAGGGTAAGACGAAGAGAGACGCTTGCAATTCAAGGTCAAGGAACTCCTGAGGCAGTAAAGTCAAGGCTGTCTGATATACAGGGGGTTAGAAGTTTTTCATTTAGAGAGAACGTAACCAATGCTACAGAAATAATAGATAATGTATTGCTTGTTGGTCACTCTATATATGTATGCGTTGATGGTGGTACTGACGAAGAGGTTGCTGACAATCTTTTGTACTCAAAAGGAGACGGCTGTGCATGGAACGGTATGGTAAATGTTCCAGTAACTTATATTTACAACGATGGAACCATAGGCCAAATTTACGATGTAAAATTTGACAGGCCTGAGGAAGTTCAAATCTGGATAAGAGTTACGATAGCAGAGACAACCGTATCAAATCCTTCTGACATAGTTGTAAACGCAATACTTGATTACATAAACGGAGACATAGACGGTGAAAAAGGCTTTGTTGTCGGAGGTAGCGTTTCTCCATTCGAGATTTCTGGAGCTGTAAATATAGCAAACAGCAGCATTTTTGTTAGAAATGTTGAGCTTTCTCTTGACGGAATAACATATATTTCCTCTGAAATACAGATAGAGATATCTCAGGTTCCAAGATCAACATCTTCACAAATTCAGGTTGTGGTTTCATGAAAATACAGGGATTTGAAAGCTCTATTGATGTTCTTAGGGCGTTGATGTGGAGGCATAATGAAGCTGTTAATTTGCAGTCACTGGGAAGCAATAAGCAAGACGCTCTGGATGTTTTGAATAATGACTTTTGGGAAGATTGGTATAATGATGTATTTAATTTGCAGACAGCAAATGCATTTGGTCTTACAGTTTGGTCAATAATACTTGGCATCTCTATAACTGTAAGCCCTGACCCAGAAGTTAACCCGAACAATTCTTGGGGGTTTGGACCGTTCAGGAAAAACTTTAACAACGGAAATTTTTCACCGTCTATTGACCCAATTGTTCTTAACCCGGAACAAGCTAGAACAGTTTTAAAGCTTAGGTATTATCAGATGATAACAAGATCAACTGTACCAGAATGCAATGAAATAGCTGTTGATGTGTTCGGTCCAGGGGTATACGTTCTTGACGGAAACGATATGACTATGTCTTATGTTTTTGGCAGCGCTCTTGATGAAGATACTCAGTTTATAATTGAAGAGTTTGACCTTTTGCCAAGGTCTTCTGGTGTTGGTGTTAATATTGTTATAGAGCCAAACACTGGGTTTGGGTACGGCGAATTTAGATTTAATTACAGTAATGCAGGATATGGGTTATGACTTATTATTTTAGAACTCCGTTTGCTGAGCTGGGGCAGCGCGTCGCTGTTCCAGAAAACCCTCAGGCTGGCGGAACAGTAAATTACACGGAAGGGTACGGTCCGGATTATGAAAGAGATCAAGTTCAGGACCCGTCTGCAAAAGACGTCCCTAGACAATCTCACAATCAACTAAATTTTAACATGACTGAAGCTATTCAAGAAATGCAGCAAAGCGGTGTTTTAGCTTACAGAAATGATGTTAATTATCCTGTTGACGGTTATTGTATCGGTTCTGATAATTATCTTTATAAAGCTTTAGTTGAAAATGGTCCGGATTCTACTCCGGTAGACCCTGTTGGAAATCCTTCTGAATGGTTTCAAACAATTCTTGGCAGGGAGGTTGGCTTTAGTGATGGGAATTTGTTTGAGCAGACGCCTAACGGATTAGGTGGGCATGGTTATGGTGGAACATCTTCAAAATATTACAGCGATATAGATGCTGCATTAAAAGAATCTGGTTTTGGTTTTACTGATGCTCTGTCTGTTGGAGATTTTCCATCAGGAGCTTCTCAAGACGGTGTTATTTTCATAAAAAGCCATAATGGAGTATTTAGGTCTGAGACGTATACGCCAGTTTCTGGATCTTTAGTTAATCAAACTTTTAGCAGGGTTTTCAATGGTTCTATTTATACTTCATGGGAGCTTCTTTTATCTAATGATTCCTCTCAAGTTCCTATAGCTTGGGGGTCATATAACGATAACTATGTTTTGCAGCAAAATTTTGGCATATCTAGTGTAGCTACCACGGGGACAGGACAGGCATTAGTTACAATGTCAGTTCCTCTTGCTGTAAACTACAGCGTTGTTTCTTGCGGCCTGTCTCCTAATGCAGCATCAACAATATATATTGCGTCTCCAAACACATACACGTCAACAACGTTCATAATAACTATAGCAGGATTTTCTGGAACAAGAGTAGATCAGGGTTCATCATTTGTTATTTTTGGGAGCGTGTTATGACAATTAAATATATAGCATATGATACTTCGGAAGTAGATTTTGTTGTAAACTACCATAATGACAAGATAGATTCTCCTGGAAATTTAATATTGATTTCCTCTTCTCTGGAAGAGCCGTTCTTGTCTGAATACGCATCTTCTCAATATATGGCTGTTTGTTTTGTAATTTGCGAAGATCTTCCGGATGAGAAATACAGGGATTTCTGGATTATCAAGGATGGTAAAATAACTGTTGATGATGAAGGTTATGATAAGATAAAGTCTCAGGAAGAAATAGAGTGGAGAAATAACGAGCTTAATTGGGTTGATTTTGAAATAAACAAGATAGAGGATATTGGTGGAGACTCTTTGTCTTGGAGAACATATAGGGTAACCTTAAGGGACTATCCAAAACAAGATGACTTTCCTAACGGTTCAAGACCTTGTCCCCCATCATCACTTTGAGGAGTTGTTATGGCAGTAAAATATTTTGATAAAGCGTTTGCTCAGAACGGAGATAGGCAGGCAATACCAGACGACACAACAGTGGATGGGTCTGTAAGCTACGAAGAAGGATACGGAATAGATTACCAGCAAGACCAGTCATCAGTTCCATCTGCAAAAAACCTATTAAGAACGACTGAGAATCAATTCAAGTATGACGTTAGCATTGCAGTTAAAGAAATACAAGAAAAAGGGTTATTGCCTTACGACCCGCAAATTAATTATTTGATTGATGGAGTGGTTCTGGGAAGCGATAAAGTTGTTTATATTTGCGAGGTTATTAATGGGCCCGAAAGCACTGTTGTTGACCCGGTTGGTGATCTGACGGGTACGTGGCTTAATTTAATTAGCCCCCCAACCCCTTCATCTCTGGTTTCTTCTACTATTGTGGATGGCGGCATGAATATTTGGCCGGAAGAAACAACTTTCGCCATAACTGACAGCAACACCTATACTGCAAATAACTTTTTAGTTAAAATAGGTCCTGCTGCGGGTGGCGCTGGAGTTGTTACTAGAGAGAGTTTTGCTAACGGACAAACAGAAGTTCCGGGTAACCCAAAATATTTTCTTAGTCATGCTGTCACTTCTATTCCGGCAGGATCTTTTTCTGAGATACTTAATGTTGTAGAAAACCCTGCTTTAAATTCTGGAGCTGATATACAGTTCAGGTTTTATGCTAAGTCAGATGCAAATAGATTTGCTAACGTAATTTTCAAGCAGTTTTTTGGGACAGGTGGTTCTCCGTCCGCGTCTTTATCCTCCGTTGCTGCTACAGTTTCTCTAACAACAAACTGGCAGCTTTTTTCTGTTCTTGTTACTGTTGATTCAGTGCTTGGGAAAACATTTGGAACAGATGAAAACGGAAGCTTCAGCATCGGTCTATCCACACCAGATACCGAGGGAGCGCACGTGATAGATACGTGCAGGTGGTGGACTGGAAATTCAACATTTCCTGATGAAGACATTTCAATTGTATCTGATAAGTGCTCAAGATATTATCAAAAAAGCTATCTAAGAAATGTGTTCCCTGGGACAGCATCATCTTCGGCAGGCTCAACAGTTAATCCGTGGACAACAAGTTCCAACGTACAGTATAGCAATTCTTTCGAGGCGCAGATGTCTGTTGTGCCGCAAGTGACAATATACAGCCCGTCATCCGGATCGCCGGGTTTTGTATCAAGCGACTTCGGAGCAGACCCAGACATTCCAGCAGCAGTTATTCCAGGATACACAAGCCAAGGAAGAATGTCTGTTGAGTTTGACAGCGGAACCGGGGCGACCAATAATTACTCTTGGCATTACACTGCTGACGCAAGGCTAGCTGATGAGTAGCTAGTTTATCGTTATGTATTTATATATGTTCCCCTCTGATTCTTCTGTGTACTCAGTTACGCTAACAGAAGAATCACTTATAGCCTTGTAGTAAACTTCTATGTGAAGTATTTGCTCTTCTCCTGTAAGGCCCTCATCCTTAACCTTACTGTCTATTAGGTCTTTAAATTCGTTCCAGTTCATTCTGTA